ATTCTCTGATGGTTAGCAGATCCTCTCCAAGATATAACCCACTCTCTCGCTTTTTTAACAGACAAAAAAACGCATCCCATTGCTGCATACTGTTTTTTTACTGGGTGAAGTTGTCGGACGGAACTTTGGAACTGACGAGGTTTCGTAGCTCCACGTTACCCCGTATGCGTTATTCCTTCCCCCTGTTGCGCACATGGATATGTTTCCCTGAGATGCTTTAATGCCAAGTCTTTTTGAAACTGCTTTCGATGCGCTTGCGGTGCTCTCAAAAATTTCTCCGGAAGAGTTTATAACAGGCTTCATTTTTTTAGATATAACAAAGTCTACCGACCGCCTAGGCTGCTTCTTCCCTATCTTTGCGGTTGCGCTTTTCCTTGCATGATCTGGCATCTGCATTTTCCCTAGCTTCGCCTTTCTAAGCTTTTCCTTATGTTCTTTACTTAAACTTATCCCAGACAGGCCGCCATTACCCCCCCGCCGCTATATTGCAAATAGAAGCGCCATCAGTTCTCATTTTCAGTATTGTATCGGTCTCTAAAAGATAGGAATCATCCTCAGATAGCCCCTCTGCTATTCTTATTATTTCATAATCATGCTTGGCAACAATATTCCGCCAGTGCGCGCTTCTCCCACTTCTGCTTTTATCTCTACCCCTCTTTCCCCTTTTCCCAACATAAAAAACATCTCCGTTTGTTTTCTTCACGTGCAGGTAAACGTAAAAAATATTACCCACTTGGCTCCTCGTCCGGTGCGTTGTTGTACCCGAAAACCCTGTAGAACTTGCTTCCTTTTTCTCTTGCGTAGGTAATTGTCTCAATTTCATCACCTTTATGAATGTTTTTAAAAAAAGTTTCGGCGTCAGGAGCGATGTGGCCTCTGTAGAAAACACTGTTTAACAATATCCAGTCTTTTATGGCCGCCGGGTGTTTTGATGAAGGAGTAAGCCAAACAGAAAAACTCCTATACTCTGTCGATATATCGCACACCAGAACCTCTTTCCCTGAATTGCTTACTCCAACTCTAGCCTTCCAAGATAAAACCTTATCCGTGCTTACAGAATATGGATCTTTCTTAATACGTGTGTATTCTAGCATAAGACGGGCATTCGGGTCTACAATTTCACATTTGCACGATGAGCAGAACCTTGCCGCAATATCGTTTGGCTCGTCACACTCAGGGCATTCCTTGCACGTCCATCGGTAATCACAGCGCTCGTACACACCGCGCTCTGTCAGTGACTTAACCTGACCCGTGCATCGCCTCCCGAAATGGGCGGGCATAGGGCCATGATCTGTTTCTATCCGCTTTCCGGTTAGGTCGAGAAAATACCCGTTTTCGTCAATCCTGAATCCGTCAAAGTTTGGGCGGGCTGAAAAGTCATTCTGGTAATAGCACTCCGGGCACTCAGCCTCTAGGGTAGCGCCCTCTCCGTCCTTGCCCTTCACCTTTATATCTGGCGAAAACAGATCCGTATGCAGCCCGTGCCGGTCTATGTTGTCGGCATAGTCCAGAACCAAGCAATCCTCTTTGCGGTCGTCTAGCCTCAGTCCCCGGCCTATTATCTGTTGCAGCATGCCTGGCGATTCAGTGGCGCGAAGCACGGCAATAACTGACACATGGGTAGCATCAAAGCCAGTCGTCAAGGTGCCGACGCTCACAACGTACTTGAAAATATCCGCTTTGAAGTCACTAACCAAGCGCTCCCGGTCTGCCTTGCCCATGTTCACGTCACCGCCAAGCATGCGGCTGTTTTCAGGAGGCAACGACTCCATACACTCTTTAGCGTGGGCAACCGTAGCGGCAAAGATCATAACGCCGCTCCTGCCTGTTGAATGGCGCACAACGTCCGCTATTATTTCAGCGGTCAACCGCCCGCGCCCCTCGAAGACTTGCTCTATTTCTCTGGCGTCAAACTGGCCTCGGCTATTTAACTGCATCCCAGAAGCGTCATAACTTGCGGCAAGGTCTGGATCTGCGTGTGCTGGCGTCAAAAAACCTTGATCCAACAGAGTTCGTGTTTGAATGCTGTAAAGCAGGGTATTAAAATAAGGCTCTTTGGCTTCTACTTCTGGGACAAAAGATCCGTCCGGCTCATACTGGTAAATGTAGCCGGTTGTTGTACGGTATGGCGTTCCAGTCATTCCGATAACGCGCAAATTTTTGTTTGCTTTGCGCATCTGCTCAATAATAAAACGAATGGTAGGCGTGTTGGTGTGTGCTTCGTCTAATATCACCGCGCCAAACTGATCACCAAACCGGCTTAAGCTGTTTTTACAGTGCCAGGCGTGGCATAAACAACGGGGTAACGCATACATTTTGAGCCGGCTGCGGCGCTGAATATGCTGGCTTGATTGCCGGTAAGCAAATATTTTTCGTGGTTCTGTTCACAAAGTTCCCTAGATGGTTGTAGGCAAAGCACGCGTTTCCCGCTTGTCTGGTGTACCCAGTCGGCTATGGCTGCGCAAATATATGACTTGCCCGCGCCAGTGGCTAACTCTAAAAGACCGGGCATGATGCACTTTTTCATCCACTGAGTTGCAGCGTCTACGGCGGATTGTTGATAGGGTCTTAGTTTCATTGCAAATCCTCAGTCCAAGGAAGTCTAAAAAGGGCGCGGCAGGCAGTGACTAGCTGCTTTTCATCTGGCCGGACTAGCCGCGCTGGGTTAGTTTATCACTATTCAGGAGTATCGCCATGCTCAAACCTTGCTGATCTCGCTATAACTTTGAACTTATAATCTGAAATCAAATCATGTGGTTTTGAACCTTCAACTAAGTGTCCATTTTTTTAATAAAATCATAAGTAGACAATGAAAACGTTGCCAACTCTGTTAGCCTTCCGTCTATTTTTTCAACTGAAAATGCGGTCATCTCCCCCCATTCCTCAACCCAATTGCCCTTACTTTTTCTAGTTGAAAAAACTGGGAGCATCCAGTGGTGATCAACAGGGTCTCCAAAAAAACCCCATGCTTTGTGTTTTCCTGAAACTCCACTTTCTATCATAAGCTTTAGCTTTTTCAAAAACATCAGCCCTACTGCCATTTTTTGGCTTTATCTCTACCCATGCCTCTATCGTTGGTAAATAAAAGTCTGGCAGATACCAGCTTCCGTCTTTTAGTACAAACCCTTCCGGCTCATACTCCCACTCCAAGCCAACCGCTTCAAAATATACCGCCCATCGCGCTTCTAGGCGGCTTCTGAATTTATAACCTTTCCACTCTGTTTGTATGGCTTTTTTCACGACAACCTCCAATACTTGCTAGGCTTCCCGGTGTACGGCTTTAAATCTAAGTCTTTCAGGTGCTCTTTAACCACCTTTGCATAAGCAATAGAGCCTTTACGCTCAACCAGCGTGAGCTTTCTACCGCACACTAAAGAGTTTCTTTCCTTGCTGATCTTCACGATCTCAGAAAGAACTTCTTTTTTCCGTGCCGTTGAATCGTCAATTGTTGCGCTTAATTGGTCGTATTCATCCAACAAACTTTGCGCCGTGACTGTGTTAATTTCTTTGTGCTTGTCTTCGAGGTGTTCAGGGTTTTCCAGTGCGATTACGTAACGATCATAAAATTCCAGTAAAACGGGCAAGTTGTCACTAAACCATTTGGGGTCATAATCAATACGCTCAAGGCTATCGCCGTGTTTTGCCCACTGGTAAAAGTCGCACCACTGGCGGCCCGTACACGCCATTTCCATTTGTACCTGAGCAAAGTAATGCGGCTGATCTGCGCACGTCTTAAATTCTGGCGGGTTTTTATTGCGCTGTCCGAACGGGCATTTCACCTCGACAACTCCGCAATCATCAATAAGCCCGTCCGGGCTAGCGCCTAGCCAGTCGTGTTCGGGGTGAACGTAAAACCCGCACTCCTGAACCATGTTTCCGCTTAAAGACATGTAATCCATTGTCGCAAGCGGCTCATGTAATGTTCCGTATTCCGTCGCTATGTTTCCGGCAAACTCAGATTCTACGCCGTGATACTCGCGCACCATCTGGCGAATTAAATCTTCTGGCGTCTTCCATGGATTGACGCCCAAAGCTGCGCCAATGTTTGAGCCTGTCAATTTTCCTTTGCGGTCTTTAAACCATTCTTCGGATCGCTGTTCCATTTTGCTATTCCTCATTGGGTAGGGATTGGGGCGCGTTGCGCCCCTGTTATTGTCAAAACGGGACGTTGTCTTCAAAGTCGTCAGGCTCATCTGCCGCCGGCTCAGGCTTCGGTGCCGGCGCTGCCGGCTTAAGCTTTGCCGCCGCACCCTTTGCTGGTGCAACTGCACTAATCCAGTTGCCGCGCTTGCGGTCTTCTTTTGGTATCACTTGGCCGTTGTCGTCTTTGTCCAGCTCCCAGATCTGAACCTTGATAGCCATAACCT